TTCCCGGTAGGTGGGTCATGCTGATCCAGCCCAGATCTTCTAGGCGTCGTAGGTGCACCTGGGTGCTCGACCGAGTCGGTAGACCGCGGGCTCGGGAGATGGTGCGGACAGATGCCCGGACGGTCGATATGTCCCGACCGTCCGCCGCCATGGCGGCGACAGCCAGCCATGTGCTGATCTCGGCGGGACTGAGTCGGTCGTGGATGAGCGCGACCGGGACCGGGACCGACACCGGGGCATCCGTACGACCTGTGGTGGAGGGTGTATCCGATGTCATGGGATCGATCCTACCCCTCTAGCACCGCAGGGATGCACCCAGGCAATTGCATGTCAGAAACGATCGTGCTAGTGTGTTCTCGTCAGCAGGCATCAGGACCACGAGTAGGAACACACGAAATGGCACCCATATCCATCACCGTCAAGATCAGCGCCAAGGTCGACCCCGCCGCATGGGGGGAAGAGTTCGGCGTGCCCGAGGAGGCCGTCCGCGCTGACGTCGTCCTCCACCTGGAGGGCATGGTCAGGGGCTACCTGGAGAGCCTGGGGCTGGCACCCGTCGACCGTCAGGCCTGAGCGCCATCACCAAGGACCGTCTTGCGTCCCGCGCCCGCACCCTCGCCGAAGACCATCGGAGGAACTCGAAAATGAATTATGAAATCATAAACCTCACCCCCCATGAGATTATCGTCGAATCTGGAATCTACGCCGGGGTGTACCCGGCCTCCGGACAACTGGCCCGGATCGAGGAAAAGCTCAGCACAGGAGGTGACGGGACGGAAATCGTCACGTACTCGTCCAAGATCACGGGCCTTCCGGACCCTAGGCCAGGCACGGTCTACGTCGTGTCGACGATGACGGCGATGGCAGCAGTACCGACGAATCGCACAGACATTATGGCGCCGTACGGGGTGACCCGGGACGCGGACGGGAGGATCGTAGGAACGAAACAGCTGGTGAGGGTGGCGCTGGACAGAGAACTGGTTGAGATTTGTCTCCACGATGAGATCATCGATGCCATCGAGGATGTCATAGAAATCTGGCAATACAGCTATGAAGAAATTATTTGTGAATGGGATGGATTCATCGGTCTGATCGAGGATCATACGGAAATCTCGATCGGAAATACATCGAAGGTTGCTGACGCGATCAGAGACTATGTATCGCGCAATCATAATCTGTAGATTATACACAGACAAAGGATAAAGGATAAATATGAGTACCGAAATGAGCAAGGTGCCCGAATGGGCGTCAAAGGGGATGCAAGTAATTCTCGTACGGGATATTGGCGGACATCGCCCGAGTCAGAGAGAAATCGTCAAGACCACGGTGACATCCGTAGGGAAGGTATCGATTACCGTGGCAGCTACGGGGAGCACGCGGTACATGCTCTCAGCAGAAGGATTGCTCGGCCCAAATACATCAAAATGGACTAATCCGTCTAAAATTGTCTCACCGACGGATCCTGGTGTACAAAAAGATATCGCATCGCACAACATGAAACGAATACTCGACAGGATGGACGATGAGATGCGCCGAATTCGTAGTAATAATATGAAAGAAAGTGATATCAGGAACTTCCGAGAAATTCTTGTCCGGGCCGTTCGGGCTGTCGACGGCATCCTGGATGACACGAAATAAACAGAAATATAGGAAAGATAGAATGTGGTATGATTCTGATATGGAGTACAAGGCAGACCAAGAAAACGACAATACGAAGTCGCCCCAGAGACGAAGGCCCGGATCACGTCGATCGCTCCCGGACGGATGGAATCCCGCGAAAATCTATGTCGGGACACCAGAAGTAGTGGTCAAGGAAATCATAAAATTCGCCGATACGCACAATTATACTAAATCTATGGCATACGTAATTCTTACATCAATAGCTCTGGAAAGAGTCGAATACGATCTGAAGAATAGAAATTCTATCGACGAATTCCTCGACGAATTCTTCATACAAGATGGCGAATGATATCCTCGGTAAAGACAACGGTCCGGGCCAGGATCACCTGACCCGGACCAGATCTGATCATCCCCTCCAAGAAATGATCGGACAGATCATATCATGCTCACATATTTTAGGAATAACTTATCTTTCACCGAGCCAATTGAATGTGATACCAAAGATAGGAATAACTTATCTTTTCTTTAGGATCACATTCAATTGGCTCGGTGTTGGTAAAAACTCTATCACAGATGGAGGGATGGTGGCGTACGGACCGAATGGCCGAGGCGACCAGCACCACGACACATCCACGACCGGCAGACACCAGCACACCGAAAGAAGCAGAAGATGAGGCGCCCGACGGTCATCGACGTCATCGCGGTAACGGCGATCTCCGCCGCTGCCACTACCGCTGTCTGGGGAGGATGGGTCGAGCTGGGACACCGATGCGGGTACGGGCTGGTCCGGCCCATGCCAGGTACCCCGTGGTCCGATGCGCAGGTTGATCTGGCGATCACTCTACCCTTGTGCGTGGAGACGCTCGGAGCGTACGCGCTCTATTGCTGGCTGTCCCCACGACGGTCCACGACTGATCGTGCGCGACGTCTGGCCCGGTGGGTATCGGTAGGTGCACTGTCCCTGGGAGTGATCGGTCAGGGTAGCTACCACCTACTGGATGCGATGGGCCGATCATCCGCTCCGTGGCAGCTGACGATGATCGTGTCGATCATCCCGGTGATCGCTCTAGCGGCGATCACCACCCTGGTGCATCTGCGTCTAGAGGATGGTGCAGGTCAGGTGATCGATCAGGCGATCACCGACCACCATGCGATCGGTCAGGAGATCGGTCAGGGTGACGATCACCAGCTGATCACCGATCAGGCGATCGATCGGTCACCGATTGCTCCGGTCGTCGAGCATGTCGATCAGGCGATCACCGATCACCGCGATCAGGCGATCGATCACCCGATGCCGATCGGACCGGTCATCGATCGGTCCGATCGGGTGATCGATCGGCCGATCACCGACCACCGACCAGTATCTGGGGCAGAGGCAGAATGGTCAGCGACGATCGTCGATCTCATCGATCGATCGGCAGGGATTCCCAGGATGCCAAGAGGATTGATCTATGATCGTCTACGGAAGCAGATCAGAACCGATCCGTCACCGATCACGATGCGCCGGTGGGCCCAGAAGTACCGGCTGGCGAAGATGTCTGGTACTAATCTCGGGTACGCACCGGTGAAGCATGATTCCATGAGAATCCTTCTGGATAACGACACCGATCATCGAGGAATGAAAATGCGAGCACGATAGAATAATATGAAACTAGAATACCGGACCCTATTATTTGGATGTGGTGAATAGCATGGAAGAAAATAAGCGTATTTCGGTCGAGAGATCTTCCCGACCCGACATTGAAGAATTCATTTCCACGGTAGAAATGGCTAAAATCATCGGAGTAACGCGAGATACGTTACTGAAATACACATATATTGTAACGCGTGGTGATCGCAGTAATCCACAGTGGAAATCACTACGGGACATGCCGCTACCAAGGAAGAATTATAGAACGCTGGAGTGGGATTGGCTCCTTGTCGAGGAATGGCACCTGAACCGGAGAAACAAGCGGAAGCGATGAGGGGCACTCATACGTCAGATCATCGACGACCAGCGTGACATCCGGATAGAATCTGGGATAACCATGTCCTGGTCGACCGGCTGAAGCGGATACGACATCAATTCGGATAGCTGATCAGAAGTCATCCGGGCAAGGGCGGCACGAAGTGCCCCGGACAGCTGATAGGTGATGGTGTACATATCGTCCATGTCTACTCCAGAGTCAAATCCGTATCACGATACTAACTGATCGAGCGGAAGACGGCCCGAGCTATGACATGGCGGACTGAAACTGACACAGCTGGTGTCCATCACCGATCCAGGTGATGGACACCAGCTGTATGAGGCTATCCCCGCGCGTGCGGGGACGTGCCGGGACCGGTTTCAACCCGCCGGAGATCCTGGAGAGCTGTTTTCCGCCGGAATCTTGTCCCCAGACACATTCCATGCTAGATTTGGTCTTGTCAGAGAGGCACACGAACCTCACGATCGGACATACACATGATACCGACCATGGTCCAGCTCCTCCCACTCTCATCCACGAACTGCCCACGCGAGGAATGGGAGGAGTGGCAGGACGACATGATCACCCTGATCGGTGACTACCTCACCGATCCGGATCTCTCACCACATATGAGAAGCGTCCTGACCCAGCTATGGACTGGACAGTACGTCGACCGATCCATGGCGATCGAGTGCGCATCATCCATGAGTCAAAACTTGGCATACGGCCTGATCGATGGATTAGCGGATGTCATCGGCGGATCAGTTCAGTATCACCACGATCATAAAACCGAGCTGATGTACATCCGGGATACTCGTATCCTTACCAGGATCAAGAGAAATCAACACGATATGTTTTCAGATTATATGGACATTGAAGACGTATCCGTGTACGTAGAGGAAGGAGACCACCCGGATGAGGACAGGTACCGCGTGGTGATCCGGGTGGATGGTCATGTACGGTCGATCCGGGAGCATGGCGCTCCGTGGGGTCAGCCGTGGACGGCGCGCGAGGATGAAGATGGTATCCGGTTCGTGAGCTACCAGGTGACCCGTGAGGTTCTGCACCGGTGGGAGAAGGATGCGATCGAGGCGGACCGCAAAATTGATGAGCACGAGGAATACATGCATATGCATTCCGAGTGAGAGGTACTGATCCGGGGACCGGGGTAACCTGGTCCCCGGATCTTGACGTAGTATCGGTATTCAAACATTGAAGAATGGTGTATGAAATGCATATCAAGAGCGCATTGGCTGAATTGATTGCAGCTAACATCAGATTCCGTGATGCAAAAGTGCAGCTGTCAGAGCAGAGGAATGTGGTGAAGAAATATGTGGAGAATCTCAGGAATGAGGGGGTGATCATCAAAGAATTGGTTGGAGATAATGGAAAGATATCCATTTATAATATGGATAATGAAATTGAGATTACTGTTGTGGACAGCGATTCACTGGCAGTGTGGATGAAAAAGGAACGACGCAGGAATAACAAGGAAGCCGGTAATCGTCCCGAAATGGACCCGGATGTAAGATATGTTATCAGTGTTGGACAGAATGACTACGACAAATTCATTCAGATGAGGGATGAGTTTCCGTCATTCCTCAAAGAGGAAACGAAAATCATGCCGAAAGCGCTGAGCTATATTTCTAGCAGATCAATTGTGGACGATGACTTGAATATTATTCACACAGATGTCTATGGGATTCCGGACGGTGAAATCATACCTGGAATAGTGGGAAGGATGAAGGATATTTCGTTCTCGATCCGGCATAGGATTGCAAAATCCGAAGACAACTGATCTACGCAAAAACGTCATCCCCCGGATAAATTCCGGGGGATGACGTTTGACACGCGCCGGGTCACGACTCCGGAGCACACACGATGCCGACCTAGACACCTTGATCATCAGTATACATGTCATGTAGCCTCATACGAAATCATCGCCTTGATCTCGTCAGACGATGCCCAGGTGAACGGGGACGTCGCACTGATCCCCGTCTGTGCCTCCACAAGTCGCAGGAACACCATCACCGAACCCGACAAGGCGACAAGCCCTTGATAATTCGATGTTGCCGAAGAATCTCGGTACCACGCTTTTCCACCTATCTGGGTATTCGATGCGATCGGTACCGGGAGCGTGGCGTTCCCTGCCGAACCTACCGATGACGTCGAGCCGAGGACCAGGGAATATCTGGCCGTCACGAACCTGCCGATCTGTAGGTACGCACAGGACAGCGTACCGTTCCCGACGGTAATGTTCGTGAATGTTGGAGTGAAATCCGTCCACGCGACATCCTCAAGAGCAGAAATATCCGATGCAAGAACCGGATCACCGGCATAAACCATGTCTGACCTCAAATCGAATAGTGGGACGTTTCCCATAGTGAAATATTCGTCCCTGCAAGATGTGATTTGACGATTCCATTTACCGATCTAGTGACGGTCAGCGTTTGAGGAGATGTCGCTCCGGACACTCCGGTCACGGTGACCCGCTCACCACCCGCATCGATTTCATAGGGTACGGACGCCACCGACCATGTCGGTCCTGTCGACGTTTCCACCGTCCAGGTGGTCGCAGACGAGTCCACCCCGGACGAGAGGGTAGACCCCGACGTATCCCATCTGGAACCCGACGCATTCCAGACGCCGGTTTTCCATGCTCCGCCCGAAGTGGTGTTCCATGTGATAGATCTGCCGTACGTCGTCATCTGTTCGGTGTACCCCTGGCAGATGACATCGATATCGTCCGGTGGCAGGCCGGTCGGTGGGTCGGTGATCCTGATCAGATCTCCGACATCGACCATGGTCGTATCTGCCGATACGGTCGGTGCAGCAACCATTTCATTCGATTCCAGACGTACTTGGATGCTCGGGCACCGTGGTGCATCGACGGTCCCGGTATATGCGCGCCATCCGGCGAAATCTGTCAATCGGTTGTCGTTCGCCAAGTTCAGCGTCACCGAGTCGGGGAGACGACCGATCCCGTCCGGTGGGTCGAGGGACGACAGTGGTCCGGATGTTACGGTCACCCTGGCGGATGATCCGTTCGTCCGATCGACGGTGACATCGTTCCGAACCCCCTGGTCGTCGTCGATCGACTCCAGGGAATCAGAGATCTGTCCTCCTCCGACGTATTTCAGTATAGCTGTCGGATTTTGGTTGAGGATACATTCCCTGGTGCGGTACACGATTCCAGAAATATGTCGTGCTTCGAAGATAACTCCGCTGTCGACGGATTCGCATTCTCTGATGAGACCGACCAGGTCGACGGGGAGTTGTGCTCCCATCGGTGGGGTGCGGGAAGGTAGCCCACGAATGTCTAGGGAAATGTGTTCTTCGGCGCATAGACGGTAAATTCTTGCTCCTGCCGTTTCGTTTCTCCATGCGTTGAATTCGTTTGATAGGTCGAATAGGCTTGTTACTTCATTTCTGAGATGAATGTGACCGATCGTTAATGTCGCGATCCCTCCTCCGGGTGATATTTGAATTGATTTGCATCTTCCGATGGTGTACCCGGTCGTCGTGAATGTTGATGATAATCCTCCGACACTTCCTTGTTCCAATATCGATATTGTCGTATCGATATCCGATCCATTTTGGGTAACTTCACATGACACGTACAGTAGCCGTCCGTTGACGGAGAACGCGACGGAACCACTATCACCGACAACTGCCCCGGCTGATGACAGGATAACCCCCTGAAGGTTACCTGATGTTCCGGTCCTGTACATGAGCTGAAATGAATTTCCAGTTCCTGTCGTCCCGATCTTCATGATTGTCTGACTATCAGCCGGTTCTGATCCCGGTGTGATGTACATGAGGAACCGGACCTGCCAAGCACCAGAACTCGTATATGTCGGGACCTGTCCAGTGAATTGCGCTCCGGCGATGTTGGGTAGTGCTCCGGACGCGTCGAAGTCAGTGAATGATGCCAGTGTCGGTGAACCCCAGATCCTCATCGGGGCGACTCCGGAAATCGCCGATCCCAGGTAGTTGGCGTCGGATCCGTCCTCCATCGGCCAGTACGCGATGGCAGGTGTGGTGAGTGTGGTGATCGCCCGGTACAGCGTGGATCGTAGGGCAGATTGTCCTTGGGTCATCCTACGGAGTGGTCCTGCTGCCTCGATATCTACATATGCGTCACGACCAGTGATATCCCATTTTTGTGGGAATGACGAGATTTCTCCATAGAATCGCGCATCAAAATCATCTAACTTTGCATCACCGTAGAGTGTCCATGTCCTGATCCCGTCGGAGACGGTGGGATCGCCAGGAGCTGCTACGGAGATATCCAGATCGGAGACGATCGATCCTCCGGCGGAGGACCTAAGCTGGAACGCCCATACTCGACCGGCGTGCTGGTCGTAGGTCGTCGCGCCAGGGACGGATCCGACAGTGAGCGCAGCGGTATTGTCATATACCGATGTAGTTCCGGTACCGACGAATTGTGTACCAATTTGCGACCAGGTAGAGGAATTAACTGATTCACCCTGATAGAATGTAACTGTATGTCCACTTGCACCATTATTGACGTCAAGAACGACACGAATAGTCGTCCTCCCATGCCCTGCCACCACAGACCGATCCGATCGGACATAGCTATATGTCGTCCCATCGGTCGACCAGTAGAACGACAACAGATCTGAATCACCAATGGTGATCATCCAGCCACGTTGATTTCCCGAGGTCGCGTACTTCCCACAGAGGTACCGATCGGTCCCAGTCCATCCGTGGTCCGGCTGTACATCGATCCTGACATCGATGTCACCGACCAGGGAAATCCCGGCGGAGTCCGGGGTGCTCAGATACGAGGAGACATTTCCTGGAACCATGAGATAGGTCGGCTGCCCGGTCACCCCGACCCGGATAGGACAATTACGTCCTATCGCGCCGTACCATGCTCCCATAGGATTCCTCGGAGACCACCGACCATCACGATTATTAACCGTCATCGATAATGACGACGGACCGACCGATGATTGTTCATCGGATCGTCCACGATTAATCTTTACCGGAGACCGCTCATACACGTATCCGGTGACATCGGTCCACGTTCCCCCTACGGACAGATCGACCCGGATCGGGAGCGGAGTATCAGGAAACGTCACGAATCCTCCTCATCGTCCTAGGACCAGCTGAACGTTCCCACCCTGGACCCGGACAGCCTTACGAAGGATCTCGACCAGCATGTCATCGATCCTCGCACCACCTGATCTGATCTCCAGAACGATCGGCTGACCACTGGCGGACATACCGCCTGCGCTAGGGGAAACCCTGGACCCACCAGGAAGTCTGACCGTCTCTGGACCGCGCTCTCCGACAACAACCTGCCCAGTTCTAGGGACAATACCTCCCCTGGCCATATATGGGATTCCTGGAACCCCTATCGACGCCCCACCGACGGATCCGAGACCGGGAACGTCGACGGACGGAATTGTGAAACTCAGGCTATTCCATTTCCCGATGATCGAATTTATAACAGATCGGAAAGAATTCTTCAGACTGTCCCAGAACCCACCAAAATTTGGTTTCAGTCTTCTCAGGATACCAACCAGATCCTGCCACTTGGATTTGATCCATCCCAGAGCGGCAGATGCAGAATCCCTCAATGCAGAGAATCCGGATGCAACAGCACCCAAAGTACCTCTGACAATATTCCGGAACGTCGTGGAATTCGCCCATGCATACGCGAGCGCCGCCGCCAACGCAACCAGGGCGACGACGACCAAACCGATCGGATTCATCGTCAGAAGAACATTAAGGATCGCCTGAACGGCGACCCAGGCACGTACTGCCGCCACCACGGCCAGAATGACGGTCACGACGTACCCTACGGCTGGACCCATCGCAGATAGCACGATGGATAGCCCGGTAATCAGCGGGGTGAGTCCGATAATAATCATCGAGAGAGTGCTCAGCAGACCGGCAAGCGCTTGCCCACCGGCCGCCAGGATGTTCCCGAGCGCCGGACCGAGACCAGCGATAGCTTGTACAACCTGTGGCAGAACCTGCGCCAATGATTGACCGGCCAGCTGGAGTCCACCGAACAGCCCGGACACGGCGTTCGCCGCACCCCCACTGATCAGAGCATCCACTACGCGCTTGACAGCGTCCGCGACCATGCCAATCGGAGTTCCCAGACCACCTGCAGCGGATACGATCGCACCGAAAAGCCTGCCGACGTCCAGAGCGATCGAGGCAATATCCCCAAGGGCCTGAAGTGCCCGGTCCCAAATCTGTTGTAGTTCTCCACTTGACGATGCCGCGGAAACCCATGCCGCCGCACGCTCTGCTGCTGTTCCGAGCCATTGCGCGATCTGGGGAATGATCGTCTGGCCCATCCCCATCACTTTCAGGAGAGCCTGTCCGACCGGGATCACGGCCATCCCGAGCCTGGACATCGCATCAGACACCGACTGCATGAATCCCGTGATCACCGACATGCCATCTGCCGATGTGATCAGTCCGGCGATCTCTTTTCCTGCGGTATTCGCTGACCCTGCTATCCCGAGCATCGGCTGACGCACGGCATCAATAACCGTGCCAAGCGATCTGACCGCTGTAGCTGAATCCGAGAACAGTGTTTCCTGAATATTCAGTTTCAGGCCGTCGAATGCTGGTTTCATGCCCTGAATTGCTTTTGCAGTCTCCTGCGCAGATGGAGCTAGCCCTTTGATTGCCTCATTGAATTTTGCCGGATCCTCACCGATCGCGGCTAAAGCATCACTGAAACCGTCAACACCAAGTCTCAGCGTGAGAAGCGCAGCTCTGGGAGCTGCCATAACTGCTGGCCACGCCATGATCAGACCAGATAGGGAACCCGCCGCAAGAATCGCCGTACCGGCAGCAGATGTCATCCCCCCGAGAGCCATCCCAAGGCCACCCACCTTGGCGATCGCCTTGGCGGACGACATCCCCACCATCTCCAGACGGTTGACCAGCATATCCGAATGCCCAGATGCCGCCTTGACAGCCGGAACCATACCGCCGAGTAGACCAGATTTCCATCCGGCACCAGTCCGGGACCCAGAATCGCGTGCTTCAGATTCGGTTCTCCTCATTCCCCTGGTCACGGACTTCCACAGGGTACCGGTACGGTCGTCACCAGTGACGATGATTTCGATCGGCCTCATGGTTCCTCCATCTCATCATCGTCACGGCCGAGTGCCTCGATCTCCAACATCCGGAAAATGCTGGCATCCTCCTGGTAAAGCGCTGACGGCAGGCACCCGAAACGCTCACATGTTCCCAGAACTACCCTGGCGCGTGCATGCTCTACTGGTTCTGGCTCAGGGATTCCATCGGGAGATAGGGCGCCTTCTTTCCATCGCCGGATTGATTCGCTAAAGGGGCAGACACCTGGATCATCCGCCCGATTGCTTCGGACCATGCCATGATCACATTTACGATGAGGTCCAAGTCGAACGACATGAACTCATTCTGAGATATATTTGCTGGACCAGTACTATCCGCGAGATTCCATGAGATCACCGTGCCGATCATGGTATCCACAACGTCCCGGAGACGGCCCATGTCGACCGACTCGGAGCTGATGTCTGCTGTCCCGATGCTCAGGAGATCACCAGCAGACGGGACCTTGCACGTGATTTCCAGACCATGAAGATCATGACCATCAGGCCACGATATGACAAACGTCCGGGAATTCCGGACGAACATTCTGTTCACGTTCACGTCCATGTCGGAACAGTGCCGTCCGCCAGAACCAGGGGAGCTTTCCACGTCAGTTCTCCGGAATCAGAACGCGAGATCTGGTAATCAGTGACCAGAACCTCGTTCGCCAATGTCTGGCCACCGATGGTCAGGGTCAGCGTTCGGGTCACACTGGTCGAAGACGCCGTTTTCAGAACGGCATGGGACATGTTGGCCGCAGTGTTGAAAACCCCCTCAAGGTCGCACGTAAAGTCTGCGAGACCAAGAAGTCTCTCCATCGCCGACTTATCAACTCCAGTGACTTCCTGCACTGCTCTGGGAGTCGCGTACTCCAGTGACGTCACGTCGTTGCGGATATCCTGTGCAGCTGCCGCCGCATCATCAAGGGTAAGAGCAGTCCATCCGAGACCAGTCTGCTTAGCCATTGCTCAGCCTCTTTCCTGTAGGATTTTCAGTCTGTCCTGGTTTTCGGCAAATCTTTCTGCCCATTCTGTCGGTGATACCACCTGATGTCCACGGACCGACGTCCTACCAGTAGAGATCATGAATGTGGCTGGACGATCCAGGGTTCTCCTGTGCTCAGCGAAGCATCTGGTTCCCGGAGGGAACTGGAATATGGTCATCCCATCTGGACGATTATGAGTGAGGAATTCACGGCTAGCATACGTCCAGATGTAATTTGCCTGCCCGATCCCGAGATCGGTCGTCGGATCGACGATCACCTGGAATCCGGTTCTCTGTCGTTCGCAGTTCACTTCTTCGCACGTTGCCGGTACTGTGTGCGTCGATGGTGGAGAAACAATACGGTACCGTAACGTGCCCATAACTGTGATTGACATTACTCTCCTTTCGTTGATTTCATAGCTGGTCGGAGTTTCTGTTTACGTAGTTCGATTCCACGACGTCTGAACAGAATTTGTCCATTCCTTTCATGACGTCCTGTGGTGAGATTTTCCTTCCCGTCTGTCTGAAAAAATCATCGGAGAAGGAAATGATTTGCTTACCTCGATCTTTATCGTACAGCGCGCACCATTCTGCGCCTTTTACGGCCGTGGGGTAAGCAAATTTCATCGCCCTGGTGACATACGACTGGTCTCGCGGTACATCTTTTGTTTTGACTTCTTGCCATGACCATACGCCGAGCATCGCCACCAGGAATACGATCAGTGAAAGAACCACCATATTCTTCGGGCTCATCAGAATGTTACTCCTGCACTTTGATTCCGGACGATCGAGCATGAAAATGTTCCAATCGTGAACGTACCGGACGTTACGACCCTCACGTATCTGTTAACAGTCGTCGTGTTCGATACGGATTTCCTTTCCCAGGTGATACCGGTCGCCGCCGTGAAAGCGACCAACGGCGCAAAAGTGATATTGTCCGAGGAATGCTCCACGGTCACCGTAACCGATGTCCCGGTGACCGCCATGACGTGAAGGTACACCTGGGCACCGAAAGCCGTGGACGCTCCGTCATCGACGGACGTCCCATTCGTCGCCGCAGTGTCCGTACGGACACCAGAAGTCAGCTGCTTTCCCCATTCGACACCGTACCCGGTGGATTGTGCCTCAATGTCGAACGAGTATTTCCCGTCATCCTCGCGCTTGCCGTCGTACCCGACCTGTTTTGCGACGATGTTCGCCGCCGGATTCCCCAGAGTTGTCCCGCGCGCATACGTCACGAGAGTATCGACCATCGGGAGATCACTGAATTTCAGGTGCGACAGGGCAGGATTGTAGAATGCCGTCATCTTCATGCTGCCACCCCGGATACCGCCGATTCTCTCATACGCCGACTTATCGATACCGGTCACCTCTATCGTAGCCATAGGTGACTCAATCTCGACATCAGAGATATCGTTTGATACATTCACCCCGCCAACGTAAAGATTATCTCCGAGACCAGTCTGTTTAGCCATTGCTGATCACTCCCGTCATGGTGCCTCGGTCCACGCGTCGTCAATGATCACGGGAATCGTCAGTACGGCAACTCGGAAAAGAACCGAGTCCTGTTCGAGGTACCCGAAAGTGATGTCAGCCGGAACACCGACCGATCCACGCAGGTCGAAGCACCTGGCAATCCCGCCGAGAGTGAAATCTCCCGTGTACGCTCCCATGAGAGCGTCCAGACCATCCGCGATATGAGAATCTATTTCACTTTCCGGGGTATTCAGCATCCTGGCGTAGATTCTCCCGGAAATTACGACCAATGCTCCGGTTACTGCCATCCCGGATGCGATCGGCCGGATACGGGATGCCCAGAGAACATACGTCAGACCAGTCCCGGACGGCGCCGATTTCGGTTCGAACGTGAGTACCTCACAGAATATCCCGAGAGATTTCGCGTGGTCTCCCAGGGACAGGAGAACATCCCGGTACCGTGCCGTCATCGCTGACCATCCAGTTTTGCTCTGGCCCGGTCGAAGAATGGCTCAACAATGTCATCAGCACTATCGGCCACGATTGAATACGATTCGCTGAACGCGTGGTAGCCCTTGAACCTTGTTACCTGGTTTCTTCCGGATGTTCCTTCTAGCCATGGGCCGTAGACGATTCCCCGGTCGTGGACGATGTATGTTCCTGGCATCGTCTCGACGGTGATCTGTGTCTCATAGTATGGAGTAGGGTGCTTGATCCTCGCGTTGAGGATGGTGTGTACTCCTGCGGATGCCGTCTGGATGACTTCTCTACATGCTTCGTCGAGAGTGTTCCGGACGATGCCTGATGCTCCCTGGGACATCATCGGTCCGGCCGGAAACGTCATCCTGATCTTGATCTCAGCCATCACATTCCCCTTCCCGATCTGCCGTAGGCGACCCGGAGTTGGGATGCTAGTCCGTAGAGACCGGCGCCGGTTGTCTCCGGGCGGACGGCTGAGCCGCTTCCAGCTGGACGCGCGTAGGCGCCTGCCATGTCGGAGACTCCTGCCACGGCGTGGGAAATTGTGTGTTGCTCGACCAGTGCGGGCGGAACCCACGCTGTAATAGCTGTTCCCGATGTGTGTGTGGCCACTGTGCTTCCGGTAGCTCCTCGGCTGACTACAAGTGACCATGGTGCGTACACGGTGGACGAGATCGCGTGGATCGCCAGAGCAGTGCCGTTGTGTGCGCGGCGGACGACCATCGTTGTTGGTGTGACGTCGGTGACCAGCATTCTCTCGGATCCGATCAGGATGATCTGACCTGGTGAGATTGCTGCCGTCGACGCGATTGTGAGGAGAGTGTCCGCCGATGACGCGGTGATCCCGACTGTGAGCGCCTGACCGGTGGTGATCATGCGCGTGTCGGTGATGGTCATCCTTTCCGACCCGATGGTGAGGACCGTGCCGACGCTGATCCGTGATGGATCTGTGACAGACGTGATGTCAACGCCGGTCTCCGTGAGGTCGAGATCCTCTGCCAGGGATGCAGCTGGCGTCTGAGTATTCCATCCCCAGATACCAGTGATCATGATCGATTGCTGTGATCCGGACGTTCCACCTTCCCACGCGTACGACGATGACTGGTCGATCTCGATCCTGCTGTACGGAGCGGATGCCCCGTCGTCAAGTCCGCCCCGGAGGATATATCCGGACGAGGGGATGACCGTTCCACCGGATGTGATCGATGTCGGCGTGTGGATCGAGTACTGGCCGAGCCATAGTGTCCGGTTCGGTCCGGGTTGGGTGAGCTGGTCTGGCCAGTCAAAGGTGATGGTCCCAGTCCAGGGAAAGAATCTACGGTGGCAGATTGCGTCGGTGGCATCAGATGCTGCGGCGATTGCCCGGTCCAGTCGGGTGATGTCGCGTGGGGACCAGGTCTGGTCGGTGGCTCCCTGGACGATGTCGCGCGTGCAGTACCAGATGCGGTCAGCCATGATCTGTCCACCCGTCGAATTTGCAATGAAGTATCCCGGTAGTTCCGATTTCCAGTGGCCATGAGCACTGTGGGCAGTCGACTGGTGCAGCGGTCATCTCGTCCGTGTAACGTTCCGCGTTCTCCTGGATGATCGAGATCATCCCGTACCATCCGGTCCCGGTCCCGGTCTGTTCCGGTTCCAGGAATCCGGACGATCTCGGTCTAGGAGCGGTTGTCGTGGATGTGAGATTGACACCTGGTGTTCCGGTGACGTCGAGGGATCCTGCCGATACGGGCAGGATCCCGGACGGTGTCCCAGATATCGTAACATCCTGGGCAAACAGGATGTCCGGAAAATAGCATCCGCCGCTGAATTGTCCAGTTGGATACGACAATGTCCCGGCGGATGCCGTGAATCTCCCATTCCGTGCTGGTGTCACCGTGTCGTCCGCCGGAGACGTGAGATTGCCGTGCACAACGGACATCCCAGTGAAGAACCCGCCAGACGCGACGTACCGATTCGGTGTCCAGACGCACGCGTAGTACGTCTGACCAGCTGTGACGGCTACCGGCGACGCGAAAAACACGCTGTTCCACGCGCCCGGTGTCCATCCGGCGGAAAACGTCGCCTGACCGAGTAGGATTCCTGACGCATCGGACGTCCGTAGGTACAGTGCGCCCACCGGGGCAGATGATGGCGAGACAGTGGGGAACCACCATCTGATTCCCAGAACATTTCCAGCTACAGCAGGTATAACTAGTGTGGCCAGAGTGTAGTCGGTCCCATCAGTCAGATCAGTCGATACCGGCGTCTGAGTGGTGAAGACCGACTCGGCCATAACGGTCAGCTCGCCGGAAACGTGATAGTCAGCGACAGGATCTGGACCGATCCTCCAAACGTGACCGACGTCGTGGACGCGATCATGTCTCCTCCACCACCGGATGCCGTGACCGTGCCGTCGACAATTCCTAGACCGGTACCAGCTGCTTCGGTCGAATCAAGCAGCCGCCACCACGTCGCGGTTCCATCAGCTGCCCCTGACGTCACCCTCGGAGTGGAGACGTCCAGGGTGATGACACCGAGACCGGCTGTCCCAAACGACGGATCGCCCAACACGAATTCGGCCAGCATAGTTCCAGCTGCGTACGCATCTGGAGTTGCCGGACGTGTCCCGGAGTAGATCCGGATCCGACCGGCGCCAGCACCGGAATCCGGTAGGATCCCGACGGCGTTTCCCTGGGCATTTTGTGCAGCGACGGACATGGTGAGGGTCATCTGGTCGGCCTAGTCCTGGTGCTGGTGATTACTTTCCGGTTCTTCCCGGTCCGTTCCGCCTCATCGACGTCCGTCCCGGATGCGAGATGGTCGAGAACTTCTCGGACAGTGTGGTCGGATGGTTCAAAGACAGCTGGAGCTTGATTAGCAGCTGGAGTTGGGATCTCCTTCTGCTGTTCGTATCCTGTGATCTTCACGAGATCCTCCGAACCTTCAGCAAAATATGCAATACTGCCACATTGGGGACATGCTGACTGTCCAACTGCGTACGCAGCTGGACAGTCAGCACAGAACCACAGCATCTTAGGCCGCCACCAGAGCAGCCCCGGTGTCCACCGGGACCCACGTCACGTACCAGGTGATCGCACCATCGGTGCCTGCCGAGACGTGCTCGATCTGGCCGGTCGTGACCAGGATCGGCTTGGCCAGACCGGCACAGGAACCAGGTCCGCCGATGATCGAATCGGTCTTCACGCCCGTGAAGGACAGAATGTTTCCGGCAGGCGTGTCGGTGGTTCCGATGTCGGTTGCTGCCACCATGTCCGTGGTTGTTCCAGTTGTGGGGTTCGCCTGGATTTTGTATGAGTTGGCGACCGTGATCGCCGTCGTCACGACACCGAACATCTGCGTGATCTGAACAACTCCACCCGTGATCGTGAACAAGGCCACGGTGGTAGCTGCCAAGGTCCCGGTCTCTTTTGTCGCCAGGGTCCCCAGAAGAAGACGCCGCATATCTGTTCCAGAAATCATCGTGCTCACGTCTACTCCTCCTATCCCTGAAGCCACTCGGGCATCTTCGACGGCGCTCGTTTAGTCGCCAGATCGTGCGGCAGGTACAGCAGACACCCGAGCTGCGCATTACCTCCGACATCCGCGACGCTAGCGTTCACCCACTCGTACCCATCGGTGAGAGAATCCCCGGACACGGAGAAAACGACGATCTGTTGCTCTTCGGCCGAGGTACCGGCTCCACCGGGATCGGTGATCGTCGCAGCAGCAGTCTGGGTCACCGTTGTCCACGTCTCGTCACCATCGAGAGTCGTCTCGGACTTCACGTGGTACCGGTCGATCACTGCGAGATTCGCCGACGTTCCACCAGTGTATGCAGTGTGCTCTTGCAGGGTGATGACTGGGTCATCACCTGCGGTTCCAGCACCCTTGAAGAACACAACCGTCAGGGCATCACAGTGACGAAGCCGGATCCTCTTTCCCGTGTTCGCAGTAGTCTGCATGTCGACCGGAGCAAAACCGATCGAGATGTCGAAGCTGTCGCCCAACCGTTCCTTCACGTTTCCTCCTAACTAAAAGTTATGGATCAGGCACGTGCGGCGATACACACATACGGCGAGAGGGTGGCCGAGCTGTTCGCCGGTGTGAGCGCGGACAGAACCAGCGGACGACCATCCACCCGCTGGATGAGTTTGTACACCGTCTTGTCGCTCAGGAACTTCACGTGCGGCGACGAATCCATGGTCATGGCTTTCCTGTCGCCAATCCCATACCGGCTCAGGTCATAGAATCCAATATCACCCTGGTCGCCGAGCGTTGGAACCTTCTCCGTGAAGAATACCGGACGCCCGAGAATAGTCATCGGCGGACCAACCTGCCCGTTGTTGAGCCAGATCGCCGATCCACCGGTTCCAACGGACAGCGCCATCAGCGCCAGCTCTGGGAACGTATCGAGATTTGCGATCCAAACCGCGTTTGAAAGCGAAGACGACAACATCCTGGAATACATTTTTACAATGTTCTCCCAGAGGATGGTGTCAGCCGCCTGGCCAGCTTCCTTGGCCACTACCACCGTTGCAGGAGCCGACAGCATCCCGAGAGGCTCACCGACACCGCTCCCACTCAGGAACGCAACATCCTCAGCCCATGCGAGTGCCGCTGGATATGCGCGGCTGATGTACGCCGTGAACGCCGGAACCGAATCCTCGATGAGTTCATTCGGAACTGACGTAGCAGCCGTCAGTTTCTTGGCATCGAAGACTGTGGACGAGAACGAAGAATCTGTCTCAGTAATTGTTGCACCTTCGGCCGTCCAGTAGCAGTGGATCCCATACGGACCGGTCGTGTGGCTGGAATCCTCCTCAGCCGGGAACGACAAGCGACCGACAGTCATCGGGAAAACCAGCGCACCCCTGCGCATCACAGAATTTTCAAGAGCAGTCTGGATGAGATCTGATCTCACCATCTCCGGGACCAGGAAACCACCGAGAGACGGAATCTCAGAGGAATATTCATTGACAATCCGGTCGTACTTGGCCCGGGCTTTATTGGACACTTTGCAGCTCTTGTGGTACGACGCGTGAGAGATTTCCGTGATGGACATCGCGTCGCTGGAACGGTCGAGCACGACACCAGGAGCAGTCTCTTCATATTCCGCGTTACGCGACCGGGACTTTGAGGACGGCATGAGCGGAATATCACTGTCAATTCCGTTGTTCTTTGCCATATCCTGAATTGAGATCTGGATCTGCTCACGAATTAGCTGATTCATGTCCTTGTCAGCTTTTGCCTGAGCATGAGCATAGTCTTTGATCCATGCAGTGAGTTCCAGCGGATTAGAAAGAAGATCCTGGAGATTCTTCGGGTTCTCCAGGGTAGCTTCCAGTTCTTCCGGACTGGTAGGGATAGCCTGCCTGATAGTCATGCTGGATTCCTTTCCCTGCTAGGCCGGTACAGTCCGGCTCTTATGGCATCGATCAGCTGCTGTGACGTGAGCACCGGAAATGGAACGGGATCTGGTGCTGGTTCCTGGGTCCTGGTGAGGATCGGTGGTTTCGGGGCCGAATCCCTACCAGGGTACTTGAACATCTTCAGATCCCACATTGAAGTAGGACTCTTCTTAGGACTCTTCTTCGGTCGACAACCGTCCATGACCGTGCCGTCATCGTCGACGATATCCTCATCCGGTACATCCTGGACCACGATGGAATCGTCCCCGGACTCCGGTTTCAGCACGCCGTCTGCTAGACCAGCTGCGACGGCCTCATCGGCGTTATACCAGGTCTCTGCCAGCATAAGTGACCGCCAAGTTTCGACCGTCCCTGTCCCGGTTTGAGCCTGATACAGCCCAGCGATGGAATCGGACAGCTTATCCAGCATGTCCGCCATCTGCCTCATTTCAGATGCAGGGCCGACTGCCACACCCATCGCGTCGTGGATCATCATCATCGCGCCCGGAGAGATCGTCACCTCATCCCCAGCTGTGGCAATAATTGATGCAGCTGACGCGGCCAGACCATCGATCTGGACCCGGACGCGTGCCGGATGCTGAGATATTGCGTTCCGGATCGCTATCCCATCGAACGCGTCTCCTCCCGGTGAGTTGATCCTCACCAGGATGTCGGTAACGTCCAGGGTGGACAACTGCGAGACCAGGGACGACGCATTGATCCCGTATTCTCCCCAATCACCAATCTCATCGTAGATCATGATCTCCGCCGTTCCACCGGACGAAGAAACAAGATTCCACGACCTGATGCGTGACGCATCAATATTCTTCCTGGCGAACATTCCTTTCACGCTCATTTTGCTGCCTCTTTTTCGATCCACTTGCTGGTGTCTTTACCCGGACGGTACACGACAACCACCTGGCCACGGCACCTAGGCCCACCCTCACACTCAACATATTTCCCGGACGGATACAGGCGGTTCACCTGATCGAGATCCTCACCGAGCCATCTCCGGTCGACCCTTCGACAGAACGCACACGTATTCACGTCCAGTTTCTCACTGGAATAGTATTCTGCTACGGGAGCTTTCCTGAGAGTACTCATCCGTCCCGCATACTGTGCACTGGTCAGTGCCGACCCGATCTGGAGTCTCGGCGACGCATCAGTCAGAGAATCAAGGTGCTCCCGAACCATCCTCCCGATGGTTACGGCATCGAGACCAGATCCCCGGAGCTGTAGCGCGCTCCATGCCGCTGACGTCGCGATCCCTGCCGCCATGAGCCCGGTGACGATCGCGGCTTCGGCAGCCAGGGATCCATCGTCCGGTTCCACTGGTGCAACTTGGTATGGTGCACCGGCCGCGTTCGCTTCGTCCGCCATCTGCTGAGCTGATTCTCCGGCCAGAGCACTCATCGCGTCGGCTAGGATCGCGGACGCTTCTGTGACCGGTACTTCGAGCCGGGTGAGCAGATCCCAGTTGTTCATGTTCACAGCGTGAACGATCTGCTCAACCAGGGACGCATACTGAATATCGAGGATGGTCGACCACCGATCCAGGATGCCAGCCAATTTGGTAAGCCACGCTTCCTGGACCAGGTCGAGATCGGGAATCTGTTCATCGGTCAGCCGTGGGTGACCGTACTGGTCTGGAATATCGGCTTCCGTGAGAACCGGATATCTGTGTGAGTGCGACGGCATGGTCTGAATGATCGTGGCAGGTGCTGGTCCTAGCGCCGGAACCGGTGCTGGTGCTGGTGCTGGTTTCTGGATGACCGTGGTGGATCGGGCGATCAGGGGCAGACCGAGAGCATCCATGGTCGCATCCGGGTCGAATCCGGACGCGATCAGGATGCTGGCCGCGCCGACCTTCGAGTCACGCTCGGCGTTTTCCTGTGCCGAGTCGTCACGTTGGACTGGTGACACGAAGTCCAGCTCAATGGTCGGGTCACCAAAGAGTGGAACCAGGATGCGGTTTGCTGCGCCACGGATCCGGCGGAGACGTGGAAGGACCAGGTCCTCATCGAACATGAGTTTCTGGGTCTCGGCGACGTCTCTTGGTACGCCGTCAGTGAGGCCGAGTAGTGCTCTCGGGAATCCGAATGCTGCGATGATGAAATCGACATCGATCTTCCGGAGATTACTCAGGTCCATGTCCCGGATCGAATAGTTCTGTGGAGTCCAGGTATCTTCCCCTTCGAGGAAGATTGTCGCACCGGCACGGCTCGGACCCCTGTGGGCGAAATCGAAACGGCGCTTTTTCCGGAGAAACTCATCATCGCTGATGGTAGTGGCTGAATGGAATACTCCGCCAGGGAAAGCGCCATTCATGAAGAACGCGTGGTTCCATTCTGATGACATCCTGGACGATTGAATATCAGTCATCGCGGCCTGAACCGGTCCGATTCCCCGGATGATGTCCGTCGGGTGAGGCCTCCGGATCCAGATGACCTGGTCCAGGGGGATCGTCGTCTCCTGACCCTCTGGACCAATTTGTGTCCACGACGTCAGGATCTTCGTCGGGTGCGTTTCAGGACGCATCCGGTCCGGGCGTTGCGGCCACAGCTGGACCGGGACCCGGCCGAGCATCGACACGAGGATGCATGATTCTCCGACTAGTTCCTGGTGTTGCTGGATCTGTTCCAGGAGGGAGACACGGTCCATGAGTCGATTCGGGTTGTTCCACAGCCGCGCCAGGGGATGATCCGGGAGGATAATCCGATCTGCTTCAGTTCCTCCCGTGGGTCGTCGATAGACATGCCATTCAGCTGTAGATACCGCTGTTGTCAGCCTGTCCACGATCTGGTATAGGATCCCGACCTGTGACTGGGTCCGATAATACGCTTCTGGCACTGACCCTTCGGCGGATGTCGACCATGTCGGCCATGAGTGGACCATCGGTACCGGTGCATCGGCGCGCGGTCGGATCCTGGACATCAGGCTGGAGATAGTCCTCGGTCTCCTGTCGTCTCCTGTGCGCACGATCTGATCATAGCTCGAATCCAGGAGAACGCGACGAATCAGTTCATGATCCTAATTTGGGTTGGCTTCCTCGGGCCGTCCCAATCTAGGTGTGCGACCATGTACCTCATGGCGTCCATCCCATGATCGTTTTCCTTGACCGGTGCCTCTTTCGGGCCGGTCTTGTCCGGCCACACATACGATGTGATCTCATCAGCCGTGCACGTCGGGACACCCCTATCCATCAGGGACTTATCCATCGATACCAGAGCATCTCGCATGATCTGGATCCTCGGCATCATGATCGTGCGCGGAAACGAATCACCGGACGCCGTCACGATCCTACTGGTGACCAGGTTAATTCCGGTCATCACAGATTTCCGTGCCGGAACCGTTTTCATACCTGTGACGCGTTCAATGAGCATCCGGTCCGACGCGTCGTGATCACAGATAATTGCTCGTGGACGTGGCTCGATCCACGTTCCGTCCGGTCGCCGCACGATGCCCATGATCTCATGTGCATGTTGATCCGGTGTCCGCCCGGTCCGGTAGATCTCTCGGTACATGACCAGCCGATCGGTCGGCGACAATGCCCAAAATTGTATGACCATGGGGTGGACGAATCCGAAATCGATTGACCAGTACCGTGGCCATGCTTCAGGTACCCGAGTGTTGTCGATCATGTGTGTCGTCGGGTCCCACCGTTCGTAGACCAGTCCCTCTGCTGCTGCCCAGATTCCGTCACGGAGTCTGGCACGGCGCACCCCGCTGAGTTGATTGAGCACTTTGAAGTATGACACGCCTGTCGGTGTCGGCTGCATGGTCGTCTGGTCGACCAGGATCGGGTTGTCCGAGTGTTTGCAGTGGACCATCTTGACCGTGCCGGTGTCCGATCTGGTTTTCAGCCAATGGTGGGGTGGACCAGGGTTGCAATCGGCAATGAGCTGCTGAAATGTGATCCGGTGGTTTCTGAGACGGGTGAGAAGGTGTTCCCACTCGGTCACGGTTAGTTCTGTCGCTTCCTGGACATAAATAATGTCATATTCAGATGACATGATCTTTGTCGCGCGGTCCATGCCACCGACGACCAGGACGGAGCCGTTCTTCCAGATATACGCGGCGGGTTCGACCGACGATCCGCCGTAGTACCGGATAAATCCTGTCTCGATCGCTTCTTTGGCGACGTGTTCACGCCACGTGACCAGACCTGTAGACGCCAGCGATGCTTGAGTTTTCCGGATCACCAGCATTCTCACACCTGGAGTGAGTGATCCTGTGATGAGTAGTTTCTCCAGGCAGGCGCGGGATTTTCCGGTTCCCGCCGGGCCGGAGAGAACTACCTCGGTGTCCCTGATCCGCATGATTTCCTGAGCGGCACCGTACGGGGAGTAGACATGATCCGTCATGGTCGGCCGTATAAATTCCTCGGTGAGGTTGCTGATCATTACGTGTGCGCGAGGATGTATCCTCGCGCGCTATTTGAGATCTTCAATGTCGACACCGTTGATCGTGATTTCAAGTTGCGTCTGGTTCCCTGCGTCTTTCAGCTGTCCAAGTTCTTCTGCCGCCTGCCTCAATGCCGTCAGTTTCGTTCTGAATAGATTGGCCCGGTCGGACATTGATTTCTTATTACCGACCTCATTTCTGATGATCTTATCGATGTCATCGTAGATCTGTTGCATTTCTGCTACACGGTCGGCCCTTCTAGTAATCCACAGACTGATGATGGCGTCACTAACTTTGTCTTTTACGTCAAGAATTTCCAGTTCATGCTTCTTTGCAAATCTACAAATGCTTGCAGGATTAACCCCGTATTTTCTTCCTAGTTCTGCTTGTGTCATTTCTCCGATACCAAGTTCATGGATGAGATTCATCCTGACCCGGCCGCATTCGAGCGGCCTATGGTAATCGTTTCCCTCACCTTGTACTCTGGCACGTCCGCCGCGCATTGTTTATTCACCTACCTCTTATGGAATGTTTACGTACTTACGCCCATCATCATATTGGATGATGGGCGTAAATGCAATTCTTATGTAGTTCAGTGTTCAAGTTTCTGCATCACTCAGCGTAAGTGATGACATGTGGCATGGGGTCACCATCTACATCGCGTCATGAATGATTCTCCATATCTTCAATAATTCTCCTATGTGCGATTCTCTGCTCATGATTGATTTTTATCAGATGATATTTCAATGCTCTTTCTCTCTCTCTTTTTTCTACTTCTTTGTTGTTGATGCACATCGGGCAACAGTAAGCCCTTAGTGTGGTGTAATATGTGTGTCCTTCCATGCACGTAATCTCCCTTGAGTGATATCCTATTCTACCATTATCATATAGATTTTTGCATTGTTCGCAGAAGAATATCTTATCGATATTTCTTACCGTGTTCGTATGCCCTCTTGGGCATGTTATCGTATTGTATTCCATCACACACACTCCAGAATTGAAATGATCTTCCCATTCTTGATGGTGAACGAAAATACCTTGCACCCGTACGTCCCGCATATATATTGTTCTTTTCTGTACGACGTCCCATATAGGTGTGCTTGCCGGTCACATATCGGGCATGTGTGTGTCCGTGCCATGAGTGCCATTTTTGATCGTCACCATCCATCCGTGCCAGGTGCCGGTTATTGTCGTGTCTGATTGCTGTGTCCATCTGATTTTCGTCCTGAGCTGTAGCTCTGCCATCATCGTTCTCAGATGGACCATCGATGTGAGGATGATCGTGCTGGTGGTTCCAGAGTTTTTGACGGTTATTGACGCAATTGTCTTGTCAGGTAGGATCGTTACCAGAGCAAGAGCGGCGTGTGTAGCCGTCACGAGAGTTTTGACCGATCCGTCGTTCCTGGTTGTCTGAGCGATCAGTCCGAAAAATGTTCTTCGGACATCGTCGAGGTCCGGGCGGGTTTCGTTGTTCCTGGCCATATCTATGGCTAGCACATCGTGTGTTTTGGCGGCATTACCAGAATCTGGGGGGGGATCTGGTAATGCCGTTGGTACAAGTCTAGGACAGCGGATTAATCTATGCAAGTGCTTCTGTCGGATTCTTCTCGGGGATCCGGGTTCCCCACCGTCCGTCCCTGAGCTGGGTCGTTGCCCAGTAGAGGGACGTCCGGATTAGGAGGAGCTGAAAAATCATGAGAAATGGAGTCAAAAATACCCATGACAGGATCTTCTCGATCTTCTTGATTCCTGGACGTGCCATGTACGCCGATGTCTGGATGTACAGCAGGATCATCCAGTACACAATCGGGCTGGCCGACGGATCGGCGCCGAGGATGGCCGGAGCAATCAGTACCTGCCAGATGGCCATGAACGGCCAAACCACGAACATGATCAAATTCCATGCCCGGAACGCCAGGGGTACCAGGGGCAGGTTCTCGACCTCATACGGGATCGCCTGGAGCGCTCCCTTGAACCACCTGGTTCTCTGCCGGAAGATCTTCCGGCAGGTGGACGGCATCTCTGTCTCGACGATAGCTGTGTCGACGGCGACGATGGTCTGGCCGGTACCCAGGATGTAGTGGCCAAGCCGCCGATCATCACTATATGTGCCGGATGTCGTGTAGTCGGCGATGTTGTCCCGGACGATGCCGTAGTCGTAGACGGATAGGGCCCCGGACGGTGGTAGCACTGCTCCGACGGAGGATCGTGCTGCTCTCATCGTGGAACAGGAATAATAAATCTCCATGTCGGTGATGCGGGTGAGGATGTTCTGGGTGCGGTTCCGCAAGAGTGGGATCCCGGTTGCTGCTCCTACGCCGGGTGTGGACATGGCGCGCATGAGCTGGTCTATCGCGTCCGGTGCGCAGACCGAGTCGGAGTCGACGGTGAGGATCCATCGTGCTGGTGCGCTTGCGGCGATGCCAGCCGCTTGTGCGTGGCGTTTCCCGTGGTTGGTCTGTCTGATCTAGGTGATTCTCGGGTCGGTGTGTGGGGTGGGCGGGGTAATGGATCCATCGTCGACGACGGCGATGTGATCGATATATCTTGTTTGTGTTAGTAACGATTCTATGCACGCATTGAGTGTTTCTGGTATTTCATTGTATGTGGGAATAATTGCGAGAATTGTTCCATTTGTGGGAAATTTACTTGAATGGTCTTCGTTCCGTGACGCCATGGTCAGAAACAGGATCAGCACACCGGACCCGATGGCATACATGACCAGTGCCAAAAGCGAAGAGAACGTACCATTTCTGGCACGATACGTGGTGATGATGATGATGGCGATAGCAGAAACGGCCATGTACCGGCTGGTCGTGTTACCGGAATTCTTTCTGAGCCGTCTCGGTTCTCGTTTTATTGATTGGTGCATAGGCCTATGGTGTGTATTCCTAATGGCGTGACGGCACGAGATATTCACTAGTGTCCTTAATGCCGATGGCGGGCCTACGTCGATATTCATTCGTAATCGTCCGGTATGGAGCGCGTAGCATATTTACTCGAATTGACCCTATCATGTCTGAATAATAGGATATGTGGTGCACTCAAAACCGGTCGGACCACATAGATCACGCCAGGGAGACATCATGAGCATGACCCACAGAATGCCGCACGGAAATGAGGTAGAAGCGGCTGCCACGGCGCTGGGAATCCGGATGGGCTCCGGACGACAGCACGTCGAGTCATATAGCCATGGCCTATTCATCGCGCTGGCATGGCCATACGGCACGACGTATTCGGTGGTGTACCCCGTTCCGTCACCAGAATCACAGGTCTGGATCGACGAACTCATCAATGAACTGAACGATGCCATCGCGACCAAGGTAAAAATTACTCCTGACTACCTTGTCGAGGTCATGCGCGGGATCATGAGCTGTGCCATGGACGGAGCCGTCGTACCACGTAGCTCCGATAGTTGACATGTCCGTGTCCCGGACGATGAATATCCAGGACACGGACTGAGTTGGTGTGCGGGGATTTTGTCAGCTGGCCTTGTTCATTGTGAGTATTCGCTCACGGCCTTGCAGTCAAGGTGAGCTAGTTCTCCGTTGACTGTTCCTGTTTCTTCATGGTAGATGATTGCTGTTCCGCAGATACAGCACTCTGCCGTGTTGTTGTAGCAGGTTTGGTGTGCGTACCGCTTGTCGACGATGATGATCCTGTCTCCGACAATAATCTTATCCTTGCAGATAAGACATTTTCCCCTGATGTTCTCCGTGGCGATTCTCATGACAACTTCCTCTCAGGAAACGATCTTCAAATCTGGGGACGTATCGACATTTGTCTTAAGGTGTTCGAGTCTTTCTCGAATAACATCTTTGATTGTAATCGGCATATTTGGTTCCTCACCTGGTGACATGGTGATGATCTCGGTGACGTCGATCCCGAGTCGGCCGGTTTCCCACAGTTTGTTCCCGATCTGCCGGATCTCCTCCGGATCGATGCTTCCCATGATCCTTTCCAGTGTGTTCCGGTCGTCTGCTGTCGGGGCCGGTGTCTGGGTGTCGGAGAGGATGGTGTGTCGTATGGCCGTAGTTGATCCGGGGTTGATCCCGAGTCTGTCCCAGACCTCACTGATGGTGAGTCCGGGGATTTCTTCTGGTTCTTTCATGGTCCAGATCGCGGACCGTACGCCGGAGATGATGGGCGGGTGTGAGCCGCCTCTCAGCTGGATGACGGCGCCAGCATCGTATGGCAGGCTCTTCTGCGATTTGATTTTCCACTCCTTGAGGGTTACCCCACCTGGTCCGCGCACTGGCTGCCCCTGGTCGTCGACGACCATCATCCGGTCGAGTCGACCGGTGATGATCACCGGTCCAGTGTGCTCCCGGAGACTGTTGAGGATGCTGTTCCACCTGGCGTTCGCTTTGTTCCATAGGTCCGGGGTAATTGGTGCTTCGTCCGTGGGCTTGTTGTTCTTGCGTGCAGCTGAGCGCTGATTCGCCTCGTGTTGTGCGATCTGAGAAATCAATTCCCAGAGTCGGAATCCGGAATCCACAACGATGAGGGTCGGATGCTCTGGATCGGACGGCTCGGCGACAGCCTCACGGACGGTGTCGCGAATTGAGATGAGGGTCCCGGTGTGTTCGGCGATTTCGAAGTCAGCTCCGGGGACCAGGTCCAGTTCTTCCGGGTCATCCTCGCCGACAGATATCCAGATGGTTCGCCCGATCCTTTGGTCTCCGGATGCCTGAGCGCATGCCCAGCTTTTCCCGGATTTCTCGACTCCTGCGATGAGGATGATGGGCCATGCCGGACGGCCGTTTGGTTTGCGTGTGCGGAGTGTCATCGTGCTCCTCGTGTGTGCCTCGACCAATGCTCAAAGCATAGCACATTCGATCGGCCACGTGTTGTCGATCCCCCTGGAACCCGCCTGCTCCCGGTACCATCCCACCTGGAGATCGTGCAGATCGGCGGACGAACAGTCCCCGATCACCACGCCCATCGCGTACGCGATGCGTGCGGCTAGCGTGGCGTCTCCGAACGCCGTGTGGAGACGGACATCGTCGGTACGCATTCCGTGTGACGCGGCGACACGTCTCAGGGATCGCCACGACAGACCATGAAGGTAAGCATCGATGACCATAGGGTCGAATACCGGCCAGACGTCGCGCACGATATCGCCACCAAAGCGGCCCCGGTCCGACCAGCATTCCACAGCGGTACGACAGATGATGCTCAGGTCGAAAACAGCGTTGAAAGCGACAATCGGGGTATCCGATCCAAAGATTCTTTTGGAAATGACGATCTGATCCCAAATTTCTATGGCGGCCTCATGATCCGGAATGCTCCCCGCCACCATCTGATCATCGATCCCGTGGATGGCCGTCGCGTCCGACGGGATGGGCATCCCGGGATCGATGAGCCAGTCTCGTCCCCAGATCTGCCTCATCCCGGACGATGTGTGCTCGGCATGGATGATGCTGACGGAGACCATCCTGTCAGTGTGGATGTCGGTCCCGGTCGTCTCGATATCGATGGCGATGATCGGTCGCTGTGCCCAGGTGGTCATTCTCATGTCTCCGTGTGTGTGTGGATGGGGCGCTGGATTGCCGTGGCTAGCCGCCTGGTCTCCTGTGCGGCTCTGGTGGCGCGTGCGCGTGCGCGTGCCTCGACCATCGTCTGCCGCGCTCTCCTGGCGGCTTCCTGGGCTCTACCGGTTTCCTGGTCGAGTCTTGCGGCTCTGTTGCAGGTGGCGCAGATGGGCACGGCGGGCTCGGTGGGATGGATCGGGCAGGATGCCCGGACCGGGTCAGCACGGTGATGGGTGGTGATGGTGTCCGGTGGATGGTCGGGGAGCTGCGACAGCGTGATGGTGACCAGTCCGACTCCTGCGCCGGTCCATGGGCGCAGAGATGCCCATGTGGTGATGTGGACCGGCGTCCAGCCGTGGGTTGCCAGTCGGTTGAGTTCTTTGCGTGCCGTGGTGGAGCAGTCGGAGGTGATGGGGCCGCGTGGGGTGCGCATGGATGCGCGTGTGGAGATCGGTAGGTGCTGGTCCAGTGCTGATGCGAGATCGTCGACGCTCACCGCGGTGTCCGATTTTTGTGGTTTGTGAGAATCTTCCTCCTCCTGGTGTGCCGTTGGGGCGTCCTGGTGAGGAGACTCCAGAACAAGATCAAAAGCAGGAGGAGGAGGATCTTGACCTTCATGATCAAGATCAAGGGCGCGATCAGGATCAAGGTCAATACGTGGTTGGCTCCCAGCCCCTAAGTACTTAATGCCTGAAAATCCGTCTTCGGTCCGACCTGCATGTTCTTCCAGATCCGTCACCCCGGGGGGCTTCCGGGCGTCAGATCCCGGTCCACCGACGTCAAGAAATCCGTCTTCGGTCCGACCTGCATATTTGTCATCATCCCGAAGGATTCCGGACTCACCGATGCCTGAAAACCCGTCATCGGTCTGACCAGGAACAACATGAATTTCGTCTAGAAGATCTGGATCGTCAGATATGTGCCACTCCGTGATCCAATGTCCATGTTCGTCCTGACGCCGGATACGACGTAGGTACCCGCATGTCTCCAGCATCCCCAGGGCCGTCCGGATCGCGTCACGACCCTCACCCCTGGGACGTCCCAGAGCCAGGCGCTCAGCGGACGTCACCGATCCAGCAGGGGCCGACAGCACGTACAGAAGCACACCTGCCGCACGGTACGACAGGCGCTGATCCTGAGCGGCACGGCGGCTCAGTGACACGATCAGATCCCCTAGTGATCGGGACCTGACGACTGGAACCTGGTCGGAAACTAGATCAGACGTCATGTAGACTCTTCCTCTTCCAGAGATACAAGTTCATACCCGGGACCACCACACCGGGACCAGGCCCACAGAGACGGACGACTCTGTGGGCCTGACTTTGTCACCGCCGACCATCCGGGTACGACGGAACCAGACTCCCCATCGCGTCACCGGGAGACATCCACCCAGTCATGATCATCGTCCTGATCCCGGACTCGATCATCTCCGCAGGGACTCCCATGATCATGAGGTCTCTCAGAGTCCGGTTGAGGTTGTCGTCTGTCATCGGACGGTCCTGCCGTGCGGACGGTCCTGCCGTGCGGACGGTCGTGGAGCGTGATGACCGGCGTTCTTCCCGGTAGGTGGGTCATGCTGATCCAGCCCAGATCTTCTAGGCGTCGTAGGTGCACCTGGGTGCTCGACCGAGTCGGTAGACCGCGGGCTCGGGAGATGGTGCGGACAGATGCCCGGACGGTCGGGACATAT